ATCACAAGCAGGTGTCCGAATTGCGCGATTGTATCAAGGCTGCCGACAATGCCGGACTGAAGGTGATCGATGAAAGAAATGAAGCCGAGAAGAAGGCCCGCGATTTACAGAAGCAGCTGGACGAATGCCAAGCGCTTATCAAGAAGTTGTCCGTTCAAAAGACCGGTTGGCATCCTTACCGGGGATGCGGGGATGCACCCAAGGTGAAGGAATATCAAAAGGAAACCTACCTTTGTATGGTCCAGCGCTATGCGAAGGACACCGGCGAGGAAATAGGCGCCGTGAGTTATCAGGTCCTGCTTTGCGACGACAATGGGTTGTTTTGGGGACTGAAGAGTGATCCTTTGGTGGTTTCCAAGGTTATCGCGTGGTGGGAGATTACCGGCCGTGACTATGAGGATGCGGCTTTGGCCTACCAGCGGCAGGGAACGATGAAATAATCATATCGTATATTTGGATATTATGAAGAATCGAAAAGAACGCAGACACGCCGTCAAGCAGGCGAACACGCTTGAAACCTCCAAGAAAGTTTTACAGAAGGCGCTTATGGGCGCCCTTCACAATGGCGGATTCCTTTTCAGCAATAACGGAAAAGGCGCCATCACCCCGGTTATAATCAATGCCACTGTCCAGCAAATTGTGGTTGCGATCCTTGCCTTTTTGTTCTCCCGCACGAAGACAGCGGAGGACACCACCGGCCTTTATGATTATGTCATTGCGACGGCGGATCGTCTTTGCAAGCTGCGCTTGAGGGATGTGCCGGCACCGGATACTAGTTCCGAAGGCGGCAAATGAAAATCCTGAAAGTCCTGCAAGAGGTATGGCTGTGGACCGTTGCAGTCGTTTTCACTATTGCGGGATTTGCTGCATTTTGTGCTTTTATTGGACTAATCGTAATCGGTGCTCGAAAATTACTAATGGAGTAATATGCCGTATCGGTATATTTATGAAATAGTAAATACCGTAAATGGCCATACTTATGTAGGGCAGCGGACAAGCACTTGTTTGCCTGCCGTTGATGTTTATTGGGGGTCCGGTGTTCTTATAAAGCGTGCCATTCAAAAACATGGCTTATTTTTATTTGAAAAGAGGATTCTAGAAGTTGTCCTTGGAGATAAGCGTTTATTGGATGCGCGTGAAAAATTCTGGATTAGTGAGCGCAAGGCTGGGGGACATGCCGAATACAATATATCTCCGGGAGGGACCGGCGGCGCGTTGTTGGAAGGCTCGCCGGAGTTAAAGGCGTTGGCAATTTCACGCTTCCGTATATCATGTGCTCGCCGGACACCTGCGAGGCGTGCCGAGATATCTAAATCTATAAGTGCGGCTTCGAAAGCGCATTGGGCGAGCATGTCCGAAAAAGAGTATTCCGATGTTTGTAAGGCGCGGCAAGAGAGTGCCCTTCGTTCTTATTCGAATCCTTTATTCTATAAAAGAAAATGTGTTTTGAATGCGAAGATGGGACCTATCCAGTCGCATACTCAAAATAGTCAAGAATGGATAAATTTGGTCGGGAAAGATTCCCATACGCGCCAAAATATACATGTTGCCTCCGGATTCTTTTTGGATACGGATGGCAAGCTTTATACGCGTAATGCCCTTGTTCGTGTTCTTGGATTGCCTTATAACGCACCCCTGGCATTTACGGCAAATTGGGAAAAGCGGATGACCACAGAAACCCACGATAAGTGGCATCGGCGTTTTCGTTGGATTCCAAATACTCCCGAAAATGCGAAAACGTATAATTTTGAAGAAAATGTAATTACCGGGTGTTATGCCCAGAGGGATAAAAAATGATGGAACTTACTACATACACCGAGCTAGAGATTATGCATCGCCTTGGCGGCGCATATTCCGGGCGTTGCCTACATCCCCACGGCCATAGATATGAGGTGGAGATTACCGTGACGGCGCAGAAATTCAATGAGGACGGAATGATCGTCGACTTCAAGAAATTGAAGGAAGTGGTCAAAACGGTCCTTGATGACAAGTGGGACCACGGCGCGTGCGTCCGTGCGGACGATCCTCTTGCCCGCCCCCTTATGGAAGATGCCCATCACGAACGCGTCCATATCATCAATGCGAATCCTACCCTTGAGTGGATGGTTGAACATTGGGCGCTTGAACTTCAAAAGGCGCTGGACAACTTCTGTCCCGGAGTGGCGGTTTCGATGTTGAAGGCCAGCGAGACGGCGAGGAACACTGTGACCTGGCGCTGCAATTGTCTTCCGTGGGAAAGATCCGAATCCGTGAATGACGCGAAGAAGCCGGTATGCGCCGACAAGGAAAAGGTAAAGGAGCGCGTCGATGCAGGACTGCGCCCCGCACCCAAGAAAGATTGGGCATCCCCCGGCGCCACCGTGAAAGTGGATGCGTCCCTGCCTACGGATGAAATGGAAGAGGGAATTACTGGCGTGGAGGAAGAGCATTGGTCGCCGGATGATGTCCCGTATTTGGTTGCATACCGGGATTGCCTCGGGATGTATAGCGCCGTTGTCTATTCGTCCTTGACCGGTAAGGAACTGGTAGAATACTGCCAGGCCGCTGTAACGAAGGTTGGCGACCCTTGCGGGACTGCCGTGGTGTTGGGCATTACGCGTTTGCCGGGATGAGGGATGTTGTTGGAATCGTTCAAGGCAAACAGTGATTCGGGATACGTGATCATCCCGGGGATTGAGTCCCACACGGGGTATATATCCTATAACTACGCCGGGATGACGCCCGCCGAGGTGTCCGCCTGGAAAAATGCAATCACGGTTCCGGAAGTGCGGAGAGCCCGCCCCAACAATGCGGAGGACTATCAGAAAGTGCTTCAGGGACTGGGTATTCGGTGTGCGATGGCAGGGACGGAAGCGTGCCACATCCTGCGAGCCGAATATCATTCAACCCCGTTCTACCGGAGGACAAAATGAGTAAGGATACGAAAATGGCTGAACTTGGAAAAGCCGCCGACTACATGCGCAAGGCTGCTGACATCATCGATAAGATTTCGGGCGCCAAGACAAGTGAAGGCGACGAAAGCAAGCAGCCGAAGAAACGCCGCATTTGTGATTAAATCGTTTGGCGCCGGGGAAGATTGTTAGGGAACATCGTCTGGTCGAGGGTGAAAGCCCGTGGAGACCCACGCCTAACCGCCCCGGCTGCCAAATGCTGTGTTTAAGAAGCGGGACAGTCATTCTTTCGGTTTCATAAAAGTCCCCGTAAAAAGCACTGAAACCGCCCCGTAACGGTTGCGCATTCTGTAGTGCCTGGTTTAGGCGGGGAGAATGCCCGCGGAGAGTCCCACGCCGATGACGAAAGGTGGCGACGCGGGGTCCGAAATACCCGACGAGAGCCTGCCATCGCGCCAAGGCAGGATAGCTAACGAGAGGTGCGCAATCTCTAGGGCGCTGTGAGGATGGTTGACCGGGTGCGGGCCCCAAAGCCCAAAGCAAGCTCGAGGCCTCCCCTTGCGGCGCCCATACTAGTTTATAGGAGATTCCATTATGGCAAAAGGTTTGAGACTATCGTTTCTCGGGCACCATCTAAACCGGGATGAATTGATTATGATGTCGTCCTGCCTCGGTTTCAATACATACCCGCATTTTGGCGGATGGGGCGGACCAAGCCATCGAAACTATCTCGCCTTTGATTCCGGGCAGTCTTTTGATATTTGTATGTGCCTTGTTCAGCGCGGGATTATGTCTTGCGAGAAGGCAGCCGATACCGGAAGAAACTACACCTACTTTCACGTAACGGATCTTGGGAAGCGGATCTTCGATATGTTCCGCCGGCACCACAAGCATCCGCGTTTGGCCCTTTTCAAAGACCATCGGAGGAATAAGAAATGAGCTCAATTTTAGAAACACTTAAAGCTGCGGACGCAGCTGTTCGCAAGCAACGACCTCTTCGCTCCCTTCCGATTATTGGCGGCCCTCGCTTGGCTGCCTTTATGGAAAGGAATTGGGGGTATCACGTAATTGATATGGCGAGGAGCGGCAAATGAATGCGTTGATTTTATTGGCATTTTTGGCGCTCCTTCTTTTTGCCGGGAAGAAGTTATTTGATGTCCGCGACTGGGGCAGGCATCCAGCAAGCACCCAGCAAGCACCGGGCAAGCAGCCTCAATACAAGGGGAATCGTCCCGGCGGCATCGATATGAGTAGCACCATAGAAATTTGTGAACGCATAATTGAAAAACTACGGAGGACCGATGGTAGTAACAAAAACTGAAGAATGTCCCGGATGCAATACGGACGTTGATGTCGAAATCGACGTGGACATTGATATTAAAACTGCCGCCCACGAATTGATTGCCTACTACAAAGGCAAGGATGTGAGTGCAGGCGACGCAAAGAAACTCGAGGATGCCATCCGGAAATGCCTGGTGGACGAATTGGGTGTATCCAGCAGCAAGGTGGTATGATATGGCAGTGCAAAAGAAAACTTGGGAAGAATTTCGCAAGACAGGGCTCTTCCACTTCGTCAACGCATTCCTGCATATGTTTGGCTGGGTGATCGTTCTCGCCCTCAAGGATAACGGGGAGGTGGATGAAGTGTATCCTGCCCGCACCGATTGGCGGGGATTCACCGAGGAAAGCAACACCAAGGCATACAACAATGTAACCGCGTTCTTGAAAAAGGAGTTCGGAAATGAGCACAAGGATTCTTGACGCCTACCTGTATGACAAGCCGGAAGAAGAATTGATGAAGGAACTCAATTCTATCCGTGACGCCTTCCACGAATACTTGAAGGCGGACATCAAGAAGGACCCCAACAAGTGGATGCGTTGGGGGAAGAATCTCGTCGACCTTAATGTTAAGGATACCGGCGATTCCCTTACGCGGGCACTCCGCTATATCAAGGCCGGATTAGAAACGGTAGAGGTCGGAAACCCTCTTGATGTTGCCGCCGACTGCGTGGTAGTAAAGTATCGGAAGAAAATTGTCCTTTGGTTTTTCCCGGGAATGAACTTCAAAATGTTCGCCAAGAAGAATGAAATCCTCAAGCGCATTCGCAAGAATGAATACTGGTGGATGGATTCGGCGGACTGCGAATGGGATTCCAAAGAAGAGGAGCGGGCCTATAACAAGCGTGGCAAGTTTTGGGCATCCGCATTCGAGCACTTCCAAACATATGTGCCTTCGCGTATGGGGCTCACGTATAAATTTTTCTCACATGAAGACATTTTCCGTGTAGGGGATTTTCTTCATATGGAATATGAATCTTATTTGAAAAGAGGTGGCAAATGAACAAGCCGAATCCTGAATTACTGAAAAAGGTCCGTGACGGGCTGGCACGCTATAACGAAGCCCGCAAGACCACATTTAATGATTTGCACAAGGCAGAAAAAATCGCGGACGAAATCAATCGCGATTTGTGGAGCGCCCTCCTCCCGGATGCAGTCAAGCATTTGGAAAGTATGGTCGGGCACAAGATCCAGCACATCGAAAAGGACGGCGATGTTGTTATTTTGAGCGTCAAGTCCCTCAAGTTTGAAAAGTGGGAAGTTAACCTCCTCGGCGAAGGCGTCCGCTATACCGATCGCCACTCCTCCCCGCTTTCGGGATTGTCTTGCGTGACCATCAAGTATGATTCCTTGAAGGAAGTGCTTGATAAGATTAAGGTTGCCGACACTTCCACTGTTGAAGATTTGGTCGCGCATGTTGAAAAGATGCGTGCGGCGCAGCTGGAAGAGGCAACCAAGAAAATCAACGACAAGTATGACAAGGTGGTGGAATCCATCCGCAACATGAAGGAACCGGAAGAAGCCGAAGATTTTACTTCCCGCTTCCATCCGGATCCGCTCCACGAAATCACTTATTTCCGCTGGCGTGACCTCGTCCACGAGTTCGGCACCGAGGAAGATAAGAAGGCGCTGGAACCGGTCCCGGTGGAGGTCCTTGAAGAAGAAGACAACTGCCCGGTGCCAGAGGCGGTGGAAACGTTGGAGGGGGACTAATGGACAAGTATTACCTGCTGGTTGATATTGACGGTACGCTTTCGGATGCCAGCAAACGCGCAAAAACATACCTAGAAGGCGATAAACCTGATTGGGACGGTTTCTATGCGGCCTGCGGCGAAGACGCGCCTATAACGCCGGTTATTCACGTTATAGAGGCATTGTCGCGTGCCTACGACATTGTGTTTTGCACGGGGCGCCGCAAATCGTGCGAGGCAGCCACCCGCGAATGGATGGATCGCCACGCGCCTGCCCTTGCCCATTGGCCTATCCTTTTCCGCAAGGACGGGGACACCCGCCACGATACGGTAGTCAAACCGGAATTGCTCGAAGCCTATATGAAGGAGAACCACAAGAAGCAGCCGTATGCGGTTTTTGAGGACCGCGATTCTATGGTTGCGAAGTGGCGCGAACTCGGCTATACCTGCTTCCAGCCGGCGGCAGGGAATTTTTAGGAGGAACTATGAAACAGCGCGTTGGCCTTGAAATGCCGATGGTGGGTATTACCCTCAAGAACGGGAAGACAATTTGCGGAGTGCCTTGCGGGTTTGAATCCGACTACGTCCCCACAGAAGATCCTTCAAAGAAGGAGTATACCCAATATATCGTGTTTCCGTGGGTGAAGGTTTCCTGCGAGGACATTGATGAGGTGCTTACTTATGATGAATCCGGGGAACCGCATCGCTTAAATGTGGATGCCCCGATTTCGGCGCATATCCATCTTTGGTTCCTCAACAAGGAATTCAAGAAGGGGTAGCGGGACCGCGTATATAAAAACATCCGGAGGCACGCGTTGTTCTTGGTGCCTTAAAAGATGGAGCAAGAAGGAAAGTCGCTGCCTTGCGCCCCTACGCGAGGGAACTGGCACGATGATTACGAAGGATGTGAGAGAGAAGGCGGGGCAAGCGCCCCAACGCCAAAATCCGGTGAGGGCGAAAGCTATCAAGAAGTCAACCCAACGCAGACGTGTAGAGGGTTGGCTTTTTTGTATATTATAGATGTCCTTGGGGATGCTTGGTATCGACAGGGATGCTGATGCATGAGTTGCACGCCGAGGTCTCAACCGTGGGCACTCGTTAAAAAGGTTGAAAAAGAATAAATGCTGCACCTGTAGCAATGGCTGCCTAATTTTAGGGCAACCCTTGGATCCGCCTCCACTCCCGGAGGGGTGGCATCCGAGTCGCAAACCGGGATAGGGTTGAATCTTGGCAACGAGGAGAAGACCTGAAATTTGTCGTTGCTGGCCGAAGCATCGCCGCTTCCCTTTGGGCGTGGCAAGGCAAGATCAAGTTCAGGGAATAAGCGTGTAGTAGCAAGTGAGTAGGTGTTTTTGGACGCGGGTTCGACTCCCGCCATCTCCACGAATTTTTGCATGCGTGCGGCGCGGGTCATCCCCGGCGCCCTGGGCCCGGTGCCTCGTTCCTAGGGGAGGCTAAATACTGGCGGATAAAAGGTGGGACCGCGGGCATGCGCTTTTCCGGTCTGCTGCCGGTAGAACCGCCCTTCAGCACGGGGTAGAGCGCACGGATGGGATTCGAGTGTTTTCCGGCGATGCGCGAAGGCAGCAGCCATAAGGGTTCCTTTTGGAACCCTTTTTTATTAAAAAAAGCGGAAAAATAATTTTTTTTTTTCAAAAAACGGGGTGTCTTTTTCAAACAATGAATCTATATTTAGGGTATGAGGCGCCAGGTAGGTGCCCAGCCAAGGAAAGACATTATGAATAACACTCGCGGAAACCTTTATTGGGAAATTGAATTCACCGGCCTTTACAACGGTGCAGAAGATTGTAATACATGTGAAGAGACCCATGTCTCGGTAGAAGGCCACGACTTTGCCGACGCCTATAATAAGGCGGAAGCGATGTATGCAGCGCTCCTCAAGACGCACCCGGACAAGGTGTATTGCGCCCATGTTTATCTCCGTGACGATCGCTCGGTTTCGCCTTGCAACGACCGCGGGATTTATGTCACGCACTACATCAGCGACGAAAATGTCACGGCGTTCTTCTCCGTAGGCGCCGATAGGTGCCTGCGCCTGACTTGGCGCCCGTAGGAGGTGTTTTATGGCAAACATTGATTTGACTACGTATCGCAAGGATGAACTTGCGGAGCGCGATTGGATGGATCCGTGCGCCGAATTTTATTTGGCATCCGAAGTGGACAATCTTATAGCCGATAAGGATCGTGAGATTACGCGCTTGAAGGAGCGCAAGTCCCCGGATATTGCCGATGCCCTCGCATTGAGCCCGGCTGGAAAGCCTTTCGTTGATCCGGGGTTTGCCAAGAAGGAACCGGTGGTGGATACACGCGAGGCAGTTGCCGAATTGAAGGACAAGTATTGCACCCATTGCGTGATCTGCGGCAAGCCGTGGGGCGCTGGCGCCTTGCACATGCAGCATCGCGTAACCTTCCACGGCAGGTTCGTTACCAATCTTTACACCTGCTTGGATTGCAACGCGAAAATCAGTCGCGGGGAGATTTAATTCTAAAAAGGAGGCATAAAATGTTTGTTAGGATTGAAGGCTCCTATATTAACCTCGCCCTGGTCCATTCCATCGATTTGAATGATGATGGCACCGCCACCCTTTGGTTTACCGGGGCGGACGGGGCGTGCAGGGATGTTACCGCCGATGACCTGAAAGTCATTGAGGCGGCTATCCGGCACATTTCCGTGGTCGAGGAAATCGAACAGCCCGCCGTGGCGACCCGTTCCGTAGCGGATGCGTTCAAGGCGATGGGCCTGCCCGTTTCCCCGGCTGCGAAGGAGGCATAACTATGGGTTTTGAAAGCAAAGAACATTACTGGATTATTGTTCTCGAGCCTAGCGAAGGGAATTGCCATTTCAGCGCCGACACCCGCTTGTATTGGGGCTCCAAGAAAGGGTGGGCAGGCTGGACAGCTGATATGGCCCAAGCAACCCATTTCAAAACGTTGGGTGCGGCTCGTAGCAAGATGGCTGGCAGGGATGCCAAGTATCGTGGTGCGGTATGGTACCACGTAACCAAGAACGACAAGGTATATGTTGGCGAGGTTGAAACCGTTGCCACTGTTACGGAGGTAGTCCAATGAGCGAAGAAAATTTGGGCGTATTGCCTTCCATCCCTTCAGGACTCATCAAGAATGAAAAGGAATGTCTTGAAGCAATCGTGTTGTGGGCTCCATTTGAGAGGTCCAATTTCTTGGCGCAGCAAATTGCCGCGAAGAAGGAACAGTCAACCGCCCTTCTCGTGGAAGTAGTTAATATGCGCCACCGCTATATTCGGCAGGTCATTTCCGACGCGGCTGTTTTGAAAGGGCAGTGGATCGATGTTCCTGATGGAAACGGATGCCTCATATACCACGCCCTGGATTTTTGCCCGCGCCTGCTTATCCCTGAAAACGGCGATCACGATTACAATATCAGCACTGGCGCGGTCGAAATTGAGTATGATGTTGCCATCTCCATTTATGATGATGTGGCAACCGTATGGGAATGCCCTGACAAGAAGCGTAGCGGGATCTCCCCGGATTTGTTGCGAGGCGCCAAGGTGATTTCCAAGAGTCAGGCGTTGAGCCTGATTTACGGCCGCAGACCTTCGGAGGTATTGAAATGACTTCTATTGATGAGGCAATAAAGAATTCCGAGACTTTCTATAAAAAGTTTCGGAAGGCATACAAAAAGATCCCGCCGTTTTACCGTGGGCTTGGGAAGGAAGCCGCCATCGAGTATTTCCGCCGCGTCACCGGCAAGCGCTCTACCGCGCACTGGCATCTCGATTATAAGGGTGTCCGTTATTGGTTTTGGCGTATATGGGAAGATCCCGGCATCACCAAGTTTGATTCCAAGGAGCGCGTCACCACGATGCTGCCTTGGTGGGAAAAGCGTGGCATCGCCCGCTACAACCTGTGGTTTTATTCTTTCAACAAGCCCAAGGAGGCAACCAAATGAATCCGAAAAAGTATATGTTGCATTATGACTGGCGTGAAAATCGCAATGGCCAGTTTATGTTCCACGAGCATTACGAGACGGACTCGTTTGTGCTGGCGCTTATCAAGTTTGTGCGGCTGCGTTTCCGCTACAGCACTATCAGCGCCGATTATCGGAGGTGGTAGTATGGCAAAGAAGAGTGCAGGCTGCCAAATGAGAACTGAATTCGTTGAACTCTTGCAAAACAAATTAGAAGATTTCGTTGGCGAGATTCTTAACGACAAGCAAAAGCG